TAAAATACAAAGAAAATTGTAAGTGTTAAACAAGGCATGGTGTTCTTGTTTCACGAATTAAAAAAAATTAAAAAATAGAAATTATGGCATTAGGTTGCAATTGTACACAAGGATTAGCCAATACAGGGCGTCCAAATTGTATTCCGATACAATCGGTTACAAGTAAATTAATTATGGTTCCTCTTTACGCAAATGACGGAACAAGAAATGGTATCAATTTAAGTACTGTTATTACAGGTACAACGTGGTCTGCATTAGTTAATAATGCTGACGCTTCAAAGAGGTGGTACCCAACCCCTTATTTTGAGAACGTTGAATTACCTAAAGCAGAGTCTAAATTTGAAGAAGCAAACTCAGGTAGAATGGTTTTTTTACGTCAAGGTAAAAGAAGTTTCTCAGGAGAACTTTGGGCAGATGACTCAAGTCCTACATTGTTAGGCAAACTACAAGGCAATCGTTGTGTAGATTTTGGTGTTTATATCGTGGATATTAACGGAAATTTAATAGGTTCAAAAGAAGGTGGCTTCTTGTACCCTATTCCTGTTGACAATCCTTCATTTGACCCAATTTACACGTTTGCTACTGATAGTACAGTATCAAAGATTGTTGTGAAGTTTGACTTTGACCAATTATTTGATGACGGAACTATGTATATGATAAACCCTACAGAAGGATTGATTGACTTTAATACATTGACAGGATTGTTAGACGTAAACATGACTAACATTTCAAATACTGCTTCAGCACGTGTATTCAAAGCATTCCTTGACTATGGAACTGCACTCAACCTTATCAAATTTACAGGTGGAGTATTAGCAGATTTTCAATGTATTACTGTTTCGACAGGTGTTACTTTTGCAGTTACATCAGTTGTAGAAAACGCAGCAATACCGGGTCAGTATACGTTGACAACAACAGCACCATTTGTAGTAGGTGCAGTTTATCAAATTAAAGTAATTAAAACAGGTTTTACAGGAAGTTATACGTTCACTGCATAATCAGGTTTTTAATAAAGTTAAAGAGAGAGGTCGTAATGACCTCTTTTTTTTTATACCTTTGATAATAAATTTATGTCATGGATATTTTTGCAGGTACAAAATTAGTTGCTATCTTACACCAAATGAGGAGTTTAGATAGTAGATTAATGTACACTAAAATTATGTCAAACCCTGTTATAGAAAACATTGTTTTAGATTTCATACGTTTGGACCAATTGTACAAACAAGGAGTAGATGAAAATGATAAAGTCATAGGTCTTTATACGGCTTATACAGAGCATATAAACCCTGAAAAAAAGGCAGGAACTCCATACACTTTGTTAGACTCAGGAGCATTTTATGGTTCAATGGATATTCAGATATCAGGTATGGACTTAATCATTAATGCAGACCCAATTAAGATTGATTTTAAGGGTAAAAAAACAGATTTATTTAAGAAATATGGCGAAGAAATTATTGGTCTTAATTTGGAAAGTAGGGAAAAACTTAAAGCGTTACTTAAAGTTAAATTCCAAGACGAAGTTAGACGGCTATTACGTAACGTTAAATGAACTTCCTCTTAGTAATTGGATAAAGATTACCAATGGAGAACTAAAGTACGTTAGAATTGATATTAATAAGGGAACTGAAAGCATGGATAGTTTAGTATATGAACAAATTTTTGATGAATACCTCAGCAAATATGGTTTGTCTAAAACCTTCAATAAGTTGTTAAAATTGATAAAGACAAAGACATTGTTAGAGTTAGAATACGTAATTACAAATGAAAAATTTAAGTTGACAGAAATAGAAATAGAAACGGCAAAATTAGAAAGTATGTTAAATAATAAAGGAAGTAACGCTACGATAGAAACTACTTTAATATATTTGTCGCAGTTTATGAAGTTTTATCTTAACCCTAAAGAAATTACGGCAGAATACTACTTCACACTACTACAAGAGTATGAAAAACAGTCTAAAATAAGAAATTAAGTTATGAAAAAAATAAGTGAAAGTGACATATTTAGCGATTTGGATATATTCAAAAGTATCAGAGATAGTGCTAACAAAACGTTAATAACGTTAGAAAAATTAAATGTAGAACTGAAAGAAACTGCAGTTAGTTTAAAGTCCTCTTTAAGTACAGACAGTACGAATTCAACAAAGGGTATTAATAACTTAAATACGGCTCAAAGCAAAGCAAATCAATTACTTAAAGAGTCAATAGAAATTGATAAACTTAAAAGTCAGGCAGAACAACAAAGAATAAAATCTGAACAAGAAATAGAGCGGTTACTTCAACAGCAACAAAAAACTCAGCAGTCAAAATCAAAGACAGATAGAGAACTTATTGCTTTGCAGAAAGCACAAACTACAGAAGCAGAAAGATTAGCAAAAGCACAGCAAAAAGTTGACGACCAAAACAGAAAAGCAAATTCTGCATATAATCAATTAGTAGTTTCCACAAGAAACCTTAAAAATGAAGCCAAAGAACTTGCCGCTCAGTTGTTACATTTGGAAGCAAATGGTGGTAAAGGAACAGCACAATTTAATAAACTTTCCAATCAGTTAAAAACTACTCAGGCTGCAGCACAAAACGCAGATAAAACCTTAAAGAATATAGATAGTCAAGTTGGAGATAACTTCCGAAATGTAGGTAACTATGAAGGTGCATTACAAAAGTTAAAAGCAGGGTTAGGTTCGTTAGGCTTAGCGTTTGGTGGTGCAATGATATTTCAGGCAGGTGCAAAAGAGTTAATTAACTTCAACCAACAAATAGCAGACTTGTCAGCAATTACAGGTGCTGCAGGTGCCGATTTAGAATTTTATGGACAGCAAGCAAATAAGTTAGGAGTAAACGTAGAAGGTGGTGCTTCAGCAGTTGTTGAGGCGTATAAATTAATAGGTTCTGCAAAACCTGAATTATTAGAAAATGCACAAGCATTAGATGCAGTTACTCAGTCAGCAATAACGTTATCACAAGCAAGTGGTATGGCGTTGCCTGAAGCGGCTACTGCATTGACTGACGCTATGAACCAATTTGGTGCAAGTGCTGAGGAAGCCGACAGGTTTGTAAATGTCCTTGCAAATGGTGCAAAATTTGGTGCGGCTGAAATACCTCAAATTACAGAATCGTTGTTAAAATTTGGAGCAGTTGCTAAAAGTACAAATACTCCTATTGAAGAGTCTGTTGCATTAATTGAAGCATTAGCAGAAAAAGGTTTAAAAGGTGCTGAGTCAGGTACGGCACTTCGTAATGTCATGTTAAAATTATCTGCACCTGACGCTTTGCCTAAAGAAGCACAAAAAAGATTGGATGAAATGGGTATAAGCATGGAAAAATTAGCCGACCCAACTATAACGATTACTGAGAAACTTAAAATGATGAAACCTGCGTTGTCAGACGTTGGTGGGTTAATCAAAGTTTTTGGTCTTGAAAATTCAGTTGCTGCGATGAACCTTATTCAGACCACAAATAGAACTGAGGAACTGACAGGACAGATGAAAACTTTAGGCACCTCAACCGAACAAGCAGAAGACCGTACCAACACATTAGGTCATGCTATTATGGAAATTAAAAATAATTTTTTAGCGTTATTCACTCAAATGGGACAAGGTAGTGGAAGTATGCAAACTTTGATAGACACGTTTAAATTTATAGGTGCAAATTTAGGAACAATAGCAAGTATAATTGGTAAGGTAATTAGAACGTGGTTAATTTACAAAGGAGTTCAAAAAGCAATACAATTATCAAATTGGGTAACAGCAGGTGGCTTTAAGCAACTTGGTATGTCTATACTACAAGCAATACCCGGAACTCGTGCATATACACTTGCACAACTTCAAGCAGCAAGAGCAAATGCTGCGGCAGGTACTTCAGCAAAAGTTGCAGGTAATGCTATGAAAACAATACCTTGGGTAGCAATTATTTCAGGATTAGTAGAGTTGTATAATTGGTGGTCTAACGTGGCGTCTGCAAGCGCTGAGGCACGAAGACAAGCCGATTTATACAAACAAGCGCAAGAAAATGCAAAGCAAAAAGCACTTGATGTTTCTGAGAGTACTAAAAAAGCATACGATGAAGAAATTAGAAAATCTGATTTGTTATATCGAACGAAAATAGCAAATGCAAAATCGGCTAATGAAAAAGCAAAACTTGAAAAAGATATGATGAATGCACAAGTTGCTATTCAAGACAAATACATACAAAAAAATAAGGACGTTTTATATTCTAACCAAGAAAATTCAAGGTATATAAAATTTCTGCAAAAAGATTATGTTAAACTTTCTGATAAGGCAGAAGCATGGGGGTTAAGTGTTGAGGAAAGCGCAAAGTTACAAGGAACTTTTAATGAATTAATTAAATATGGTGTTAATGTAACACAAGGAGACTATGGATATGGTTCACGTGTTAAAGAACGAATTAATCAAAGGGTTGCTACTCTAGACGCTAATGTAAATCAATTAGGAAAAGACATTAAAAGTTTTCAAGACATAAACGATGAGGCAGAAGTGGCTGTTTTGGAAGCATCTATTAATCAAGGCGATTACAATGTTCATATAGATAAGTCTAACGAAAAAATACCAAAACTAATTGATAATGAAGAAAAAGTTGCAATAGCATATCAAGGAGTTAATGATTACTTGACAGAAACTATTTCTTTGACTCGTGAATTAAATAAGATTTATGAAGATAGAGTAATAGCAAAACTAAGTCAAGACATTGATGACCTTACAAAGTCAGCGAAAAAAACAATATCAGATAGTGACACAAACGTTGTAATGGGAATTACAATAAAATCAACTTCGGAGGAAAATGATGATAGAACAAATGCTAAAATAGAAGAAGAAAATCTTAAATTATTGACCTCAGCCAACACAGAATTAAATCGAAAAATTCAAGAACGTACAGACTTATTAATAAAGCAAGCAGAAGTTCAATCTAAATATGAAAAAGAT